GCCGCCGCTGATCGTGCTACGAAAATCAACCCGATACCATACGCCTGTGGTTATTGTTACGCTGTCTTCATTCCGTACCGCTGTTCCAACCCTGTGGCCCAGTTTCCCGGTAGTTGGGTTATAGCAGACAGACGCAAAGGAAGTAGCCGGGGAATTGGCAACGCTGAATATGTCTACAATCGTACTGCCACCCGGCAGGGCTTCAAAACGCACATACAAACGGGCTACCAACGTAGCGCCTGCAACGCTTTTGCCGATGCGCCCTTGTCCGGTTGCGCTTGCAGACACGGTTAATTTAGCGGAACGGCTACCGCTTCTAAAGATGCTTGTTTCGGTTACAAGCGTCCCGGTTACGGATGTCCATATACCGCCGCCGCTCGTGCCAAATATGCCGTTCTCGAATCCGTTTGTATATATCAGGGTAGGCATAAACTAAAAGGTGGAAGGGCCACTACTCCAGCCGCATGTATACGGCGGCCATAAAACAAGAAATTCCCGATCCGCCGCGTTAGTACACACGCAAAAGGGCCAGCGTTTTGCTCCATCGGGAGAGACAAGCATACGGCCAAGGACCGTATGCCCATCTCCGCACCGGGTAGCATTGAAAAAGGTTGACCGTTCCTGTGGAGTTGGGGCGGCGTGAGAAAAGCCCTGCTCTTCCAGCATCGCTTTTAGCGTAGCCCATGAATCGCATTGCATACCGGGCCATTGCGGAGGCGGCCATGCCGGGTATAGATTTGAGGCAGGAGGCCAGTTAGTCAACGCCATTGCTATGACGCCCTAAAGTATCCAGCGGCATTGATCTGTAGCGTTACGTCGGAACCATCCGGGGTGATCGCAAAGTCATAGACGCCAATCGGTAACAGCTGTGCGTTCGTAGGGGATGCCACCGAAGCGTAGCACAGTACAACGTCTGTACTTGTCCCTGTGGTTACAGCCGTCCATGTTTGATCGTTCACAATATCCACATCAAAACGGTTGTTTGTATCATCCGGGGTCAGTGTGTTGAGGTCAGCCGCTACAAGGGTCTTACGGTTCCACCCGCCTGTAGTGAGTTCGGTAATGCCCGCCGTCACCATCGCCGCAAAATCATCACAATCTTGTAACGTGGCGTCTGTAGCCGCGCCCGCTGAAATGGGGATGATATACAGACGGGCGGCGGCGGGATCGCCAGCCTTGACCCGGTTGTGAAATTCAACCACACGGCCTTTTGCAATATTACATACGGTATCTGCCATTGTCTTTTTACTCCTGTTTCTTTATTCGCCTTTGCGCCGCCAAATTAAGTTAGTGGCGTATCGTACTGAGTCAATCGCGTGGTTATTGGCGTCCGGTAACGCGCTAATAATCTCGCCGTCCTTCGTGCGTTCGTACTCGTAATCTTGAAACTCGTTTGAGCTATACGGACAGCGCACCGGGTCTATAACAATCTCCGTCAAGCCCTGCAACCATTTCACGGAATAGGCGACGGATTCCTTGCCCTTTTCCGCGCCCCGGCAGTTTGACCCATACGCACGGAAGTCTTGCACGCTCTTGGGTTCCGCGCTGTCTGCTATCAGCAGGTCATTCTTAGTCAAACCGTATTCCTGTAAGGAGTTCCATAGTTGCTCATTGGACAGCTTGTAATGCCTGCTTTCGCCGTACACGTACAGCACGCGCCGCGCCGCATCGTAGTGAACCCGTGAGTAATGCGCTGGGTCTGGGTAAAAGCCCCAGTCAAGCCCATGTAATACACGGTCAAATTCCTTTATCTCATCGTCTGTAATTGCTCTGAGTTTGAGATTCGGGAACACCGCGCCGCCGTCGCTGTTTGCCTCTCCAAGATACTCATGGTTGTACGCCTTTGGGTTGACGCGCTGTAAATGCTCTGCCTCATCAATAAACGTTTTGCCTAACCACTCAGGCGGTACGGTACGGTAATCGCTTCTATGCTGGTACTGCGATTCTTTCGGTATCTGTATATATTTATTGGCCCAATTGTTAGCGGTTGGGGGCGGGTTGAAGGTCTTGAATATTTTGGCCTCATCACCGCCGCGTATTACGGATTGCTCTATCTTCCGCACCGCCTCAGGTCCGTGGAATTGGTCTAGCTCCTCAAACCACAGGATACCGATATACCCAAACGCGGGCTTGATACTCTTTATTTTGCCGGGGTCATCAGCGCCGCGAAAATAGACCTTTTGCCCGGTTGCCTTGTACTCTATCTCTAGCGGGCTGGTTGTACAGTTGAAGTCATCCGATAACCCTAGCTCCGAGATAGCCCATACCAGTTGCGAGTACACCGAATCCCGTAGCGTGTCCTTGACTTGCCGCATTGCCACGGCGTGCATGTTCGGATTGTTTATCAGCAGGCTAATCAATTCCAGGCTTACAAATGACGATTTCGTACTACCGCGCCCGCCGCTTAGAATGTATTCGGTATGCCTGCCGTTTACGATGTCCCTATGAGCGTCTAAAAAAGACGGGGCAAGTACATCAGCCGGGAGGGTAAAACGCCCGTCACGTCCTCCGATCCGTAGCCCGTTGATCGTTCCGCCCGTGTCCGTCTTGGTTACTATGCCGTCCGTCCGCATGTGTAACTCACGCACCAGGGCCGGGTTAGGGTCGAACATGATCGCCGCGTTTAGGCGCAAGACTTTTAGCAGGTTCATTGGTAGACCTTTAGGCATGTTCTTGTAATCGCGTGCCAGGTCGCTACCTGCCGGGATTAGTTGCAATATGTCCTCTACGTTTTGACGGTCTACCCATGCGAGTACTTCGGCCAGGCTTGCCCCGCGTTTAGGCGCTCCCGCCCGGTTTATCCGTTCGTCACGCTCTCCGGTTGTGGGGTCGTTTTTTGTAAAGGGTCTGCCGTATACTCGTTTTCCTGCTGTACTCATGGTGTTATCAGTTGCGTAGCCCTATCCCGAATACGCACCCAGCCAAAACGGGGCAATCGGGATCATAAATTCGTGGTGGTCTGTGTCAGCGCAAATACAGAACGGGTAACGATACGTCACGCCGCCCGTAATGTATTGAGCCATAAAGCAATCAGAGCTATTCTGATTGACGGAGTGGCCGTCACCACATTCAGCCGTGGCAAAATACGCGGTTTTCTCCTGAGGCGTAGGAGCCTCCAGAGTAAAACCGGATTCTTCGAGAATAGTCACCCACGCGCTTTTATCAGCCGCTTGCATGGGAGGCAGGCCGGGAGGAGGAAACGAGAAATCCGGGGTTTCGGCGGGATGCCAAGTGTTAGTCATGCTCATAATTCTCCTGTTCTATTGATTGTTTTCTAACCACACCTCAGGCACATAATAGGCCGTAGGTGTGAACGTACCTGTAAAATCGAACTCATCCGGCGCGAGTGCTACCGGCGCGTATATATGGCCTTTCGGCGCGTCCCCATATCCGTTATCTGGATAATGCGCCACCGTGCAACGATTCCAAAGCCAATCGTCTGTAATCGGGCGAGTCAGATCCGCACGGCGGAACGGTAACAACTTCCTGCACTTGACCATAAAATAAACCCCAGACGAAACGCCAGGCAGGGTTATCCACAAGTCTGTAACCGTATTGCTAACCGCTACCTTTTGCCCGCCATGTATCATCGTGCCGTAACGGATTTCCGGCGCGTTATACCACTCCCCTTGCCCCCACATCTCCAGACCGGGCGGGCCGTCTGTGGTGGTCATGTCCTGATACAACCAGCCCATTTTTTGTTTCAGGCTGTAGCCGTCCGGTAACACCTGCGCTTGTCGGTCAATCAGTTCCGCGTCAGTCCAGTTGTAGCCAAACTGCCGCACCTGTTGACGGGCTATGTGCATCATGTCAGAATGAGTGAGGCGGTTGAAGTTCGTAACCGCACCCCAATTGCCTACCCATCTGTCTGCCGTATCTCCTGAGTATCTGCCAAAGATAGCCAACTCAATGACCTGGAAAGAACCGATCTCCATCCTTTGCGCGGTATCATAGGAAAAATTCACCATCGAGGGCGGGCGGGTATCTCCCCAGCGGCGGACGGTCCGCACCTGGAAACCATCAGGAACACCCACCGGGGCCGGGGGTGTCTGATTCCCTACGGTAATACCTACCCGTAACAAAGGCATTAGGAAACCACTACCTTGCCGTCTGTCCTGTACGTCTTGGTTACGCCGTTCTCAGTGATCTTGACCTCAATCCCATCAGGCACGGCGGGCGGGGTTTCCGGGGTCGGTTGCGTCAAGACCGTGTAATACTCCGCACCGTTCAAGATGTAATTCACATACCCGCCACTAGCCAGTTTCAGCCACTTGTCTGCCGGGTTGTCTGCCGTCCCGCCGATCTGGGCCGGTACGATCTCCGTAAATTCAACCGTGGTATATGGATTCACGCTCCCCAGCTTTGCCCCGTAACGAGTGGGCAGGCTCCGAACGGTTGAAGTATTCCCTAGCTTTTCGCGTGCTGTTCCGTTTGCCATATTTGCCTCATAGATCAATAAATGATTGACTACCGCCCGCTCTCCGGTTGGGTCGCTGGGCCTGTTTACAATGCGGTCCTTGACCCACAACGCGGAAGAGCCGCCGCCGTCCAGTTCAAGCGCCCATTCAGCGCCCGCCTGTTTCATCAGTTCCGCCAATTCGTGCAACGTTACCCCGGCGCTTGACGCGCTCCGCCCGTCTACCACCATGAGAATCAAGGCTCTGTTTGCCGTGTACCCTAGTGCGCTCCGGGGATTGCGCTCTGTTATATGCTCCGGGTCCGTACTGCCGTCAAACGCGTTATTCCCGGCCTTGACCAAATACCGCGTACCGCTTCCGGCGTTGTACAGGTCTGAACCTGAAAACCCTGAGTGCCCTATTTCAATCCAACCATCTGGGCGAATGTTGAACAACGGCCTAAAGTCAAACTGTATGGGTTGGTAAAGGTTCCCGTCACTACAAGCCACGGACAACGGAACGAACGGGGCGGGCTTGCTCTTATCCCATCCGTCTACGTTGATCGCATACGCCGCGCCGCCTGCCACACTGGACACGGTACGCAATGCGCCGCCCGTGTTGGTCACATGCGCCCGCGTGAATGTCGCTGTTTTCACGATATGGACATCACTACTAAAGCGCCGGATCTGTGTGTAGCCGTTCGGTATGACTATTGCCGGGCCTGCTGTGTTCCATTCGGCTGAAAAGTCAAAGTCAGCGTTCCATAGGTTGTGATCTAATTCCGGCGAAGATACCCCTACCTGTGGCCCGTTGGTTAGTACCCTGTCCTGCCATATCATTGCCGCTTTCCAGCCTTTAGGGATCAACGTCAAGGCGGATGAGTATTGCGCCGCCCATAATGGACGGGTCGCAAACTCCGCCGCGTAAATGCCTACCCGCGAATCCCACCAGGTAGCACGGGTGTATATTCCTGTTGCATATCCCGCCGCTTCTATCGTATCCCGGTAGACTTTCCACCACTTCGGGTCACTATATGCGCCACTCCACCAAAATTCAAAATCCAGCCACACGCGCCGGAACTTGCCCTTATGCGGTTGCAGGGCGTCGATTACCGCATTAGCCTGAGTTTGTGGCGCTACGGCTGGGTCGTAAAAAGAATATACTGATAACGGTAACAGGCCAAAGGCCGCCGTTATGTACTCCTCAAAGCGCACATCCTTTTTAGCAGCATACACCACCCGCAAAACCAGAAACCGCGCCCCATACGCCAGCATTTTGGCAAAGTTTACAGCGCCTTGATAATAGGATATATCAAAGCCCTGCCACAGTTCCAAAAACGCCCGCGCTGTTCCGCGCCCGCTATCCAGCGCCCGGCAAGCGTAAAAGAACGCACGCTCTAACCAGCCTATGCGCCATAGCCAATATAGCCGGGGGGATGTAAGGATGTTTTTCACTAACGGATCAATGCAATCAGTTTCGGGTCTGTTTCCAATTCAGAGGGCGGCGGGACAGGCACAATATCATTTGTGCGAAGCTGTTCGACCAATGCGTAAACGTACTTCCAAAGCACAGAGTTTTTATGGTTGAAACTGTCCAGTTGTTTCTTTACTTCTATCAACTCATTTGAAAACTTCTGCGTTTGGTTCTGTAGGTCAATCAGGGTATCCGCGTTCTGGGCAACACGCCCCGCCCGCCCTGCGTGAAACGCTATCAGGCTTGCTGCAATGGTGGCCCCTGCCGTAATGAGGGCAATAATGACGCCTGAGTCCATAGGGTGTTATCCACGCAAACGGGCGGCCATGCCGTCCAAAATTCGTTTCAATAACGCTTGATAGATCAATCCAGCAAAACCGGCAAAGGCTGAAAGCGGAACCAAAAGCGCCCCTACCCAGGCAATCAACGCCGGGATAAAGGTAAACAGGTCCACAAAGGCAGGGAACGGCGGCAAACTCACCGGCGAGAAAAATAACGCCAGCACCGCCGAAACCACATAGACGCCGGATGTCAAAACAGCATCCGGGATCTGGCGGCCCGTCTTGGCGTACTGCTTGATACCCCATACCGCAACAGAGGCGACAAGGGCAACGGCAAAAAGGATTTCCGGGGATAGTTCAAGCATTGTATTTACTCCTGTATGGTGAAATAAAAAACGCGGCTCCCGCGCCCGTTACCAGGCACAGAAGCCGCTAGATTTCTAACAGCATATCCCAAAGCGGTTTATCCGCGTTTGGTGTGATTTGTCTCAATAATTATACTACCGTTTTATTCTGCTTATTGTTCCCTACAAGAACGCATAAATTATAAACGAGCAACGTTCGCTTTACTGGCGCGGGCGGTTGCAAAGGGCGTAGCCCGCGTCCATGTGCAAGCATTGTTCGGCGGCGTCTGGATCAAAGTAATACCAATTCAGCAAACGAGCGATGAGATCGGCATCACCTTCTGCGCCGCGTGTGTACTCGTGCAACTCGGAAGCATGGACGCAATCGGTCGTGACATTGAAGCCATTTCCTTTATCATCCGAGCCTGTCCAGCAAATAAGCCAGTTATCGCCTGCTTCTTCGTTTGTAGCTTTCTTGAATTTTTCAATCATGTTTATTTTGCCTTTCTTCTCGGCAAGCAAGGAAGCCGCCCAACGGCTTGCGTTAGCGGCGTTTCGAGTAATCGAAACCACAACCAACGCAAGTATCAACAATTCGTAAACCAACTTCTTTGCAACTCGGACATGCCGAAACGTCCGCTGCACGCTTTGTTAGGTGCGCTTCTTCGTAAATTTCCTCAACCAACTCAAAGCGACCTTCACATTCACCATGACGGCGCGGGCGATAGGCAGAACCATCACCCCCTTTCGGGATATATGCGCCAATTACTCTTTCACAAATAGGACAAATTACTTTCATTTAGCACCTAACGGTTTGCGTTAGCGGCGGGCGCTATTGCAAACCATGATCTTCACAGAGATGAACAACACCAGGCTTTTTACAGCCATCTACGTCACAGGCGAAGCCCGTCCGCTGCATGCTGTGTTCAGCGGCTTGCTTATCTAGCCATATTGCAAAATCAATTATGGAGCTCTCTTGCGGCACGGGATCGTAATGCCGAGCGACATTATCCATATATTTCTCTGCCAGCTTTATATACTTATTGCTTGACACTTTATCTCCTTGCGGACAAGCCGCCGAACTATGAGTTAAGCAGGATGTACATCTAAAAATTAATCTTAATGTACCGTTTCCGCTTTTTGTTTATCTTCACATCGGGCAGTAAATTTTCCACTGCTTTTTCGATGGCAATCTTTACCGCGTCCGTCATGCTCATTTTACACGCGCCGTCTTCGTTCAGGCGGTCTTGCAACGCCTGGATATACGGCTTGTACTCTGTCAGATCAATACGCAGTTTTGTTTTCACGGCCTCACATAATCCGATCTAGCACGCCCGCCGCTGTTTTCGCCATATCGCGCAAGAACTTTTTCAGCCAATGCGAATCTTTTTGTACAATGGCCTCCATTCGGCGCGTTATCTCTTCGACCATAAGGCGCTGAGAATCGGTCAATTCCGGGGCCGGGGTTTCTTCGTTTGGGTCCATGTTTACACCAACGCGGCGGCGGCTTGTTCAGGGGTTTCGATTACGCGGTACGGGATACCCCTCTGTACGCAATACGCCTGCATGATCTCCTCTACGGGCGTCAAGGCGCGTTTGCTGGGTGGCTGTTGCGGGTTCTTGACCTCCCATAACTGCATGGGGTTCGTAAGCACCAGCAGGTCCGCGCCAGCCCCTTCGCGCATTTGGATGTATTGCACTCCGCGCCGGTAAAGGACTTCCCGAATTTCAGACTCGTTACTGTCCCGGTTCCCCTTGTTGTAGCGATTAGGCATGATGGTTTTTTTCCTTTCTTACATCAATACTAATTCTTACGTCTCTTGCCATGCGAACCATACGGCGGCGTTCGTACTCCTGGGCCACCGCTTCCAACTCTGCCAGGTCGTTCATTTCTTTGGCTAGTAGCCGCCTGTCGTTCAAGCGCCCTAGCTCCTCGACTACCCGCGCAATGTCTACCCGGCTTCGGCTCATTTCAGCACCCATTCACCGGGGGCGATTTCCGTATACCGGTATGAGATCGTGCCGTCAGCCGGAAGGCAGAAACCGATCAACACACCAGCGCAAAAGCACAATATAAGAACTAACGAAAAGGCCACACCTTGATAATTCATAATCGTTACAATCTCCGTAACGTTACAGCCGTAACGCCGTAACGTTACTGTTACGCCCGTTGTTACGAAGCGTTGCGTGACTTGTTACGAAAGTGACGCTGGCGGCAGGCGTTTGAATCAAATACCTGCTTTGCGCTGGTGGTCTTGAACGTCTTTCCGCAAATGGGGCAGACCTTTTCAAGCATTGGCGCGTGTTCGTTCTCGAACGGGAATACTTGCACACCACCAACGGGGCGGGACTCTTTGCGCTCCTGCCGCTCCTCCAACATGGAGGCATATTCACTACGAATGGAAATCAACACGCCGGAAGGCACAGACAAAAGGCTGAATAGCGCAATGGCAATGATAATGACCGGCTGGCGCTGGGCCGCGTCAAATTCAAGCAGAACGTTTACAGTCAAAACAATTACCAGGTAGAACACATACGTTACGATTGCCAGCGTAAACGGCGCTTTCTGGCCTTCCTGCTTGTACCGGCGATTGTTACGCCAAAACCGGATCGCCGTACTGATGGAAGTCATACCCAGCACTTCCACAACAAAGGCGGCTGTAAACGCCACTTCTGCCGGGAATTGCATTTGGTCCTTGGTGTGATAGTAGGTCAGGTATGCCGGGATAACTGGCACAAAATAAGGAACAATGGCAGACAGCAGATCAAGCAGGGATTTTTCAGCGCCGTTGATCGTGCCTGAAATACGTGTAAAAATCTCACCAAGCCAGCTTTTGTTATTCATTGCCGGCCCCTTCGGTATGGAGCAAATGCGATTCGAGAAAATCCATAGCACGGCGTAAAACGGTCCGACGCGGTTCACCAACCAGGGGGATTTCCGTTACCAGTTCGTCATGCGTAAATTCATAGTCGGCGTATCCGACATGCTGTACAAGTACGCGATTGCCGCGCATTTGCAGGGTATGGTCAGTCTTGTGGGGCATTGATTATTCCTTTCATGCTTGTTTGGGCTACGAAACACGCGCCCTTGTGTATTCGATCTCACCGCTGGGGCTGTCCGTTGCCTCTATCCGCGTCCAGCCGCCGCGCCCATCGTCTGCCGGTTTCCAGCCGATTGCCGTCTCTCGCCGGTTCCGGGCCGCCTGCCGTCGCTCTCGTTCCAGGCGGGACAGGTGATAGATCGCGCCTAAAGGGGTGAGGGACAACAGGAGTTTTACGGCGCTCATAAAAACGCACCTTGTACCAATTCTGAGAACGTTGATTCGGCGCTCTTGGTCATGGCCGCTTTCGTTTCGAGCATATCGTTTATCTTTGCGCCAAACTCCTGCCGCATAAAGTCCTCAAACTCCTGCCGGGTAGCCGCTTTGTAGTAGCCGCCATGTTCTCCAGGCATGGCAAGGATCAAATGGCCGGCCCTGCGTAACTGCTTGATACACTCCCGCAGACTTCGCTCATTCGTCTGGACGCCCATTGTTGAAACCTGCCACAACAACGCACCGCGCAAGATGGAATTTTCCCGCCCCTTATGGCTTTCCATAACAGCCAAAACCATCTTTTCCAGTTCCGGGGGGTAGTTCGTGCTTGTCATTGCCTGCCGCCCCGCGTCAAGAACAGAATCGACGCGATAAACGAGAGAATGATCATCGTGACAGCAAAGCGGGCGGAAATCTCGAACTGCGATACAACACCCACGAAGCCCAGGCCGATCAATAAGCCCATGATTACCCAGCCAACCGAATACCAAAACCTGCGGGCCTGTAAACGCGGATTCATTTCAGCACCGCCGCAAGTAACGATGCCACAGCCACCAGCACCCAAAACGCTACAAATCCAAGTGCGACCCAGGCCGCCGCGCCGCCTTCCGGTCTGCCGTTGCTATTGTTCATTGTCTGATTTTCCTTTCGGTTGTTTATGTTCGTTGCCTCTGATGATCGCAAAAGCTTTCGGTGTAGGGCGGATAATGGCTCCGCGCCGTGTGACTATTTCAAGTCCGTTGCGTTCTACCCATTCATTGTGACGTTCCATCAATTCACCGGGGTCTTCGCGCCGCTCCGGTTTCGGGTCAGTGGTTCGGGGTGGCATATTCGACCTTATACGATTTCTTACATTTGCATTTTTGAAATTGATACACTTCCCAGCCGTTACGAGTGTCAACCAGGTGAAACAAAATGGTTTCAAGACACACATCACAAAAAAGGCGTAAGGTTACAAACACGGTTTCCATTAGTACCTCGCTGGTTCTCCAAAAAGAATCTTGCCTTTTGGTTTCAGCAACCTGATAGGCGCTCTGCCTGTGTCACCGTCTCTGAGTTTGGCGGGGAGCAGGTTGAAGTCGGTTTGTGAGTCTTGCTCCTGTACCAAAAAGAAAACATTGTCAGCAGTAAAACCAACTTCAGCGGGGCCACTCATATCAGCCAAAACGGGTAAAACGTTCTTCATACCTTCCTTCGTCACGCTTTGGACAGAGATACCAGCCACTGCAAACTCACGGCAAATACTCCGAAAACGTACCGCCTTGTCTATACTGTCGCCGTTGCGGTCCCCGTTATCCTTGTCCGTCAATAAGTTCAAATAATCCAGACCGATCAACTCGATACCGTTTACATTCTTCAGACGGGCAACGTCGGCCCTCACCTGCATACTATTCATTACCGGGTTATCGGAGATATACAAAGGCAGGCGTTCAAGGATCTCAATTCCACGGTTGAAGTTTTCCCAATGGTTCTCCATGCGCCCGCTTTTCATGTCCCGAATAGGGACACCGGTTAGCATGGATACAATTCTCCCGATCAATCGCTCGTTATCCATTTCCAACTCGTATATAGCTGAGTTGTGACCGCGCTTTGCCGCTTCTAAAATCACCTGAAGCAACAAGGTGGTTTTGCCAACGCCAGGCGACCCGGCTATCATCGTAGCTGTATGAGATTGCCAGCCACCGGTAGCCTTGTCCACTGTGGGCAAACCGGAAGGGATACCCCATACATCTTTCGGGTTCTTGCTTCGCTCCTCTACGTTGCTGTAAAACGCTCCGAGCAAATCACCAACCGGGACCGCGCCCCGGTCAATGCCGGTATTGGTTGTCAGCAGTTCAATCACTTTGGCCCGGTCTACCCCGCCGTTATATGCGCCTTTGGCTATCAGGTTGGCAATCTCCACGTCTTGACGGCGGCGGGCGTAATCTTGCACAATTCCGGCGTAGTGTTCCGCGTTCAAGCTGGACGGGGCGGAAATAGTCAGGCTGGTGAGATAGGCCGGGCCGCCGATCTCCTGCAAATGCCCGGAACGTTCGAGTTCATCACTCAGGGTCAGAACATCAACCGCCACTCGCTTCGTACTCAGGCGCGAGACCGCTTCCCAAACATAGCGATTCTTATGGATGTAAAAATCCTCAGGCTTCAGCGTAAGAGTCGGGATGGTCTCATCAGGCGCAATCAATACCGCGCCTAATACCGCGCTCTCGGCTTCCACATTCCAAAGGCTTGCCTGTCCGCTCATACTTCGTAACCTGCTTTCCTCAGGGCTTCGTTATAGGCTTCTTTGCCGGTTGGCTTGGGCTTGCTCTTGCCATCGTCCTTGCCGTCTGCCTGCCAACGCTTCAGGATGGTTTCACAGTAACGCCAGTTGCGCTTATTGTTTGCAACCGATAACGCTATGGCTTCCTCAATCCAGCCCTGCAAATAGGTTTCTTCCGCATCCTGTAAAGCATCTGCAATCATTGGGGTTAGTGGCCCAATATTGGCCTCATACATGCTATATATTGAATTAGCAGTATCGGCCTTAGTAGTAGATTCTTCTTGCGCCATTTTGGCGTACCGGTGCGCCATTTTGGCGTACCCGTTTTCGACCATTCCAACCCACATTCTCATTTCCAGCTTGCCGGTTGGAATGTACTCATGGGGCATATTGCGGCGGGTTGGTGTCAGGTCTTTCACATAGCCGTCATATTCCAGGGTCTTGATCCGGCGCTCGACTGTATGCTTGCTGGTTCCCAACTCAGAAGCAATCCGTTCGATGGAGGCCCGGCACACTTCGTCATCCATTTGCGAAAAACGCCAGATAATGCCGTATACCAATGCTGTGACGGGTCCGTACTTCTTTGAGAGTACATCGGGGGCGGGGGTAAACCCTGTCAGTACGGCTTCAATGTTTCGTTTCACGTGTTGCCTTTCCTTGTGGGGCGGTAGCCATGAATCTACCGCCCCGTCTGAAGGAGGAGGTTACGGGGTGATCGCGTTCCCCGGTAAACCCTTTTTCAATCTCTCCCTTACGGGCGGGACGTGGAGGGCGTCCCGCCCACATAGGAGAGCATAGCGGGGATGAAGACCCCGGTTATGCCTTAGTATGGGCTGGGGTTGCCCTCAGCATTGGCGTATTCCGCCGCCTGTTGCGCGGTATACAGTGGCTTGCCCTGTTCGTTCAACGTATTGCGGCGGGTGCGATAGGTCTTGCCCCATGCCAGGATTTCAGCTTCGGTCGCGTCCTCGCGCAAGTTCGACAGGCCCAGCATGCCCTTAGCGGCAAAGTCGTTATCCGCTAAACCCTCTTCAATCAAAACCTGCTTTTGAGCAAATGACCAAATGCGGGGAGCGTTTGAAGCGGCAGGGCGGGCGGCGCTGGTGTTGTGTTCGATCTTCGGGACGTTGACCTGTGGCACTTTGAGCGTTACCACTTCGTACACCTTGACATCATTACCGCCGTTGGTGCGGGTCTTGCCTTTGTAGGTGATCTGAATCGCCGTGCCTACCGGAATAAGCGCAAGCTGTTTCAGCAGGTTTGCACCCATATTGATCTTGATACCGTTCTTGGTCTGCAATACGGCGGTCTGCTTGTCGATATAAGAACCCTTGTTCTGCTTGTCCTTGACCTTGAAGGTCGTAAAGCCGTTGAAGATCGCCCGAAGGCTTTCACCCTCTTTTTCAAACTCGATAGATTCGGGCTGGATATTGAAACCAACTTCTGCAGAGTCAAGATCAGGCATTTCAGCAGGGTTCAAAAACGCCATGCCTGTATTGAAGTTCTCTGGGGCAATAATCCCGGTTTCTTCGCCGTGCTGGTTCAAAACTTCGTCGTTCGTGATAATCTGGTTCATGTTTCTTGTCTCCTGTGTCTAGTTTCTGCCGTCAAATAACCGTGACGGCTTCGGGTATTACATTGGCCCAAAATCTCCAAAGCCAGCCGCTTTCAGTGACCCGCTAAGGGTGTTATCGCTACCCTCCGGGTCTTGACACTCGCCACAGGCGCAAGCCAGCAACGTGATACCCGCCGCCGTGCGGAAGGGGGTGTAATCGGTTTCCTGATTGCAATTCGGACAAAAAATGCGTACACTGGTGTTATGGTCTTTCAGCGCACGTACCCGCGCTTCCATGACCGCCACAGCCTCATCACACTCAGCAGACAACCAACCGCTAAATTCAGGGACACTTGCTTCGTACCAGGCGCTCCATTGCGGATCAAGTTCGCTCAATGTATCCAGCAACGCGCCGATCTGAGCCTTGCGCTTTTCGATCTGTTCCTTGCGCCCGGCCTCTTCCATTGCCCGTACATACTCGCGGCGGTCTGCAAGTTCCGCAACAGCCGCACGCCCCAAAAAATTCAAACCTGTACTTCTTGCCATGATGAATCCTCCAGTTCTCCAATCGTTCCAATAGGTCAAGATAAGCCTGAGACATTACGCACCTTGCGGTACACAATCACCCGCTCGTATCCAAGCCGGGCGGCCAGCGACTCGCTCACGTTGCGCTTGCCCTTCAGGATGTCATTCAGCAGGGAGGGGGAGATCGCCAGCCCATCGGCTACCGCCTTTTGGCTACCTTTCGCCTTTACCTGCTGTCTCAATTCCGTTACCGGGTCCGCCATAGAAGCTCCTTTGTTTTCTGTTGTGTACGCTTTGTATGCTACAGCGTACAAGGATTATTGTACGCATATTTTCGGATTTGTCAAGGGTAAAGATACAATTTGTACGCCACAGAATACAGGAGTAAATGCAAAATGTACGCTATGGTTTACGCCCCGTCATTTGCAGAATGGCTAGAGAATGTCATGGTTCAACAAGGCCTCAGTCAGTCCGAGCTGGCCCGGCGCTCCGGTGTTACACGATCCGCTATCAATGGGGTACTAAAAGGCACACGCGGGCCAGGCGTGGACCTTGCCAACGGAATAGCTAAAGCCCTAAAACTCCCACCTGAAGAGGTCTACCGCGCCGCCGGATTACTCCCGCCCGCTATAGACGTGGACGAAGAAATCGAGCGCATAATTCACGAAGTCGAAAAGCTCCCGCCGCAAGACCGGGAGGAAGTACTAGCGTTTATCCGCATGAAAAAGAACCTACGAAAAAAGCCATGAATAACGAAATCAGAACCGCCCTTTTAGAGTCACACCCCAACGATCTGCCGGCCATCCGTCAATATGTGGCGTGGGTCAAGTTCCGCCGCCGCGCGCATAACGTTTTCTATACCCCGGCGCATTGGGTGCAAGGCACCAAACGCGCCACCTACCATTGGCTGTAAATGCGCTTTTCCATTTGGGCCGCTGTATCCACCGAAAAACAAACCGATAACGCCTCACTTGCAGAGCAAGAGGCTAAATCCCGCGCTGTAGCCACTGCAAAGGGCTGGCAAGATACCGGGTTGACGTATCAGGTTCCGGGGGAATCCAGAACGCGCTGGGTCAATCTCAGAGACGCAGAGCGGGCGATCCCCGCGCTTGCCAGCATGTTGGACGATGCAAAAGGGGGCCGGTATGACCTGCTGGTACTCTACGATTACAACCGCTTGCGCGATCTGTTAGACCCGGTAGCCAAAACACTATCATCCTACGGCGTCCAGCTGTACAGCGTATCCCAACCGGTAGACCCGCTACCGCCTGAGGAGTACAACCCGTACGCATCCGACTCTGAGAGCATCATGCGGGGCATGTCTCAAATTATCTCCCGCTGGCAGATCAGCGACCTAAAACGCAAATTCCGCTATGGGGTAACATCCCGCGTCAATCGGGGCTTGCACTCGATTCGCGTGCCGTTTGGATACCGTAGCGCACCAGGGCAGAAACAAGCGCCCGCTGAGTTGGTCCCGTCTCAGGCGGCCTATGTGCGTAAGATGGTGGATATGTTTCTAGCGGGTGAAACGTATGACGCCATCGCCACCATGCTAAAAGAGAATCACGTAAGCACCGTTACGGGGAAGCCGTGGGAGATAACCACGATCCGCCAAATTCTGATAAATCCGTTCTATGCGGGCAAGGTCTTTTTTCAGCGTTGGAAGGTGATCAACGATCCGCACAACAACACCTCCCGCCGCGTGCAAAATGATAACTACCTGCTTATGGACGGCAGGCATAAGGCGATTGTCACATGGGAGGAGCACCAGGCGATTTTGGAGGAGGTCAAGCGCCGCAAGTCCGCACCCAAGCAGAACCGCTACCCATATAGCGGGCTTGTACGCTGTACGGTCTGCAATAAAAGCCTGATACATGACCCCTCTTACGCGGTCCCTGTGTGGCATTGCCCCGGTAAGTATCATGTGCTAATTCGTCACGAGCATTTATCTGCCCTGGCCCCGCGCCTGTTGCAAAAAGCCCTGCATGACGTACAGCCCGGAGCGCCCATGCAGACCGAACCCGCGCCCGATCCTACGCCCGAATTGGAGAAACAGCGGCGGCGGGTGCAAGCCGCGTATGAGTCCGAACTGTACACACTGGAGGAGGCAGAGGGGAAAATCAGGGAGATAGACAAGCGGATACATGCATATAAAAACGGCGAAGCTGAAAGGCTCCGCCGTGATACGATCCGTAAGCAGTTTAGCGTTACACTGGAACAGGCCCGCGCTTTACTGGCCTACTTGCCCGAATGGATGCAAGCGGAGGAGCCGCGCATTGTAAACCGCTTGCTCCTCCGCCTGTGCCATATCTCCATTAGTCCAGATTTGGAGATGAAAGTCATTTTCCGTGGTTAGTGTATGAGTTTGGAGAGTTCACCACATACCACGGGGTTATAGTTCCGCCTCAAATGTTGCGTGGATCCTGATTTCGTTACCAACCGCTGTTCCAGCGTTCCCCGTAGCGGCAATTGTGTACAAGTCAGTTGAAGACGCAACGGTACTGCCAGAACAGTCTGTTGCCGCTGTAATGTCTCGCGCCTGTGCATTGGCCGCACTTGGATTATAGGCCGTTACGTTTGGATTCTTGAACATTGTTACATCGTGCCTATTTGAAAAAAATACACTAGCCGCGCCCGCTTTCCCTGCAATAAAACCAATGGCCCCGCTTGTCCCTGCGTTCTGTGCGGGGGCAACATCAGGAGAAAACGATTTCCAGTAATACCTTTTACACATCAAAAATTCTTGACCTCTTGGGCGGGGAAACCAGGATGATACATAACCACTTGTATACAATCCTGCCTCTGCAATTGAAAGCGTATCATTAGCGGCAAATTGGGAATCCGTCCAAATTGCAACCATAATATTTTTGCTGTTTGTTGGAATTGTGCCAGTTACCCAAAAAGAGGCCCATGAGGTAGTGACACTACAGGACGCCGCGCTACCAACAACAGATAAATTTGTTCCAAGTGTAGGGTTTACAGTATTAGCGCCCCATGCAGAGACAAAAGAGGCCGGAAGGGTGTCAGCGGTCCCGCCGCTTGTCAGTTCAACCAATGCGATTTTTACCGTTTTACTTGCGCTGGCTTTCATTTTTACTTGAAATGTTACCAGCCTCCCGCGCATGGGAACAGAGTCGCCAAACTCCAACGGCTGATAAATCAGGAACTTGCCCGTATTGGTTATCTTTTTGAAGCGCCCAAAATACTGAGAGGTTATTCCGGTCTCTGCCGTTCCATCCTGCCGGGAGTATTGCAGGTCCGCATTTTCACGGGTGCAACGCCATCGATCCGGGCCGTAAGTTTCATTTGAAATAGTCGTATCTGTGCCAGGGACTTGGCGCTGTGCAAAGTCAAAACCGCCATTGATAAGCCTATTGTTAGCAATAACAAACGGGCCGCTCTCCGCGCCTGTGTCCTCCATGATGTAAAGCCCATCAGCTTTGAAATATGACTTCCATTTGCCAGATCCCGGCGCTGTTACGCTGGTTTCTTCCTGCATTATCAATTCAGCCATGTTAGTACGCTCCTAGAATATATGTAACTCTGCCGATCCTTGCAGATCAATATCAAAATTCCCGGCGTCTACAAAGTCAATATAGATGTTCCGGTTTCCCGTGGTTATGGTTAGGTTGCCCGTCATGGTAAGGGATGTCAGGGCCGCGCCGTTGATATACACCCAAACGGCGTCGATGTTCGCTTCCCATTGGTTGACGTGCGTAAAGTTTGGCGCAATGCTACCCTGTCCCGCCGTCCAGTCCTCTTTTACTGCTGTCAGGCTTGGCAGGTTGGTAAGAAACGCGGTACGGATGCGGTTTATATTCGCCAGTAGGGTATTCAGGTCCGTAACGCTGGGCCATGTGGTAATTGTTACGGGGGCGATAGGCGTAAAGACAATATAAGACCCTTTTACAAGTTCGCCATATGACGCGGCAAGCTGTGCGTTTGTGTATATCCGCGTCCAGTCTGCCACATTCAGAAACGCCTTGCTGGTGCGGTTCGTAATGTCCGCCTGGGTGCGGTCCGTTACGGCTGTTGTGTATGCCATACTAGCAACCCTCCCGGTAGTTGTATTTCACGCGCCGCGCCATTAGGAGCCGGATAAAACGCCTGCAACGCTTCAGGCATATCACCACGGGCCACGCCGTACAGATGGGCGTATAGCTCTTCTATGGGCGTCCCGGCGCTGTATGCTATGGCGTAGGCTATCGCGTCGCGCTGGGTAAGGGCGTACAGGGCTACCGCCTCCCGGTACTCAGTCCCGTGGCTGATTAGGCCGTTGCTGTAGTCGATATAATGCCCTAACTCGTGAAAGCAGGAGTATTCATCCGTGCAATAGTATAGCCCGCTTATGGTGTTATACGCCCCAACCTGGCCAGGCTTCGGAATGGGTAACAGCAGGCCAGCCGCAAGAATGACAAGTATTAGCCGCTTCATGCCACCACCCCCACGATCTCCGCATTGGCAATAAATCCGCCTGTGAGGTCATAGGTTACACGTTCCACAATGCCCTTGATCTGCTGGGCCGATTGCGTGTCTATCAAAACCGAATCACCCACGGCGGCAAGATGTCCGTATAGCCTCACGCTTTGGACGTGGCGCTGTAGGTAGTAATCATAAATCCGCTGTGTGACTGCCGTAAGAAAATCATTATTGACAAGGTACGCATTAGACAAGGATATAACATTGACTGGCGTTGTAGCAGGAAGGGAACCGTTAGAAAGTATTTTTTGCTTTTTTACCGGCTCCAAATAAGACGCCTTTTCTATGGTCAGTATACCCGCTCCGGTTACTACTACCTCAACCCAATACCGCCCGTAATTGGTCAATGGCAGGGTGATCGTAGCCGTGCTGCTGGTTGGGTCATATAAGGGTACTGGCACGTCAAAAGAAACTCTGTACGTACCCGGCGTGACAGATTTTTGATACACGAGCTTTGGAACGTCATAATACAAGCGCATGTAATCCCACGAATAAACCTCTACGTCTGTAACCGCCTTGCGTAGCTTGACAGACGAACGGCCCTTTTGAGCCGCCGTAATGGTATGGTCGTATGAGGATAGACCGGACGCCAATTCAAACGGGCGGATCTGAATAACGCGGGACCGCGAACAGGTAGCGTATGCACCAATGGCTACCAGTACATGCTGTAAAGCCTCACGGCATGACATATTCGGCAGGGTTGCCACGTATGTACCCCATATCGGAATACTTAGCAGGGAGGCGTCCAAGCTGTAATCCACGCCCGCCTCTGTCATAATTTGGTCTATGAGGTCTTCGGCGTAGTAATTGCCCGAAACCGGACTGTTGAACGTAGGCCGGTCTAGCAGAGAGATCGCGTCAACCGCTGTAAACACCGCGTCATTATCGTTAGGGCTATTCCAGTCCGCAAGGTAAAAGCGTCCTAGCAGTATATCCACGTCCCCTACGGTCTCATACGCCTCTATGGGTTCGTTGTTTTCCAAATTGGCATATACCCCGGTTGGATTGGTGATACTAAATCCGCTACTGGCAGAGTGTAGGGTAAATTCGATCTGGTTAGACGGCAGGCTGAATGATAGCGGATCAATCTGTTCTATCAGCTTGCCGTCCTTGACGTTGCCACCAGACCAACGGGTAAGGGTGTCAAAGTCAATATTGAACAGCCGGGCATAGCGGTACGCCTTGTTTGTAGACGTGAAAGTAATATCAATACGCTTGAAATTAGATACCGCCTGATTCGTGGAAAATTGCCACGAGCTAGGAGTATAGTTATCTGTCCTTATCAGGACGTTACTCGAATCATAAAACGCCACCGTAATTGCGTCCGCATAGTCGTTTGTTCCTTCGCTGAAATACAGGGTTAGGCCGCTGGTAGAATAAACCGCATTGAACACGAAGCGCAAAAGCGGGGACGTGGTAAAGCTGGTTACGCTTCCGCTCATCTCCGTGGATATATACCCGATCTGTGCTTCTGCCGGGATGAATTTATAGCTTCCATCCAATAGCCAGTAATCCGGTTCAAACGTGGCATAGCTCTTTTGTGAGTTTTCGTTGGACAGATCCGCCGCCAATGCTAACGGCTGTTCTCCGCCCTGTACCACGGTAACGGCAAAATCCGTCCGCATTTTCAGGGCGTTCTGTCCAAACAGTACAGTAAGGCCGGTCTTAGGCATTAGGGCGTCCGTGTGGGTGATTTGGCGATAAAGTTCACTGTGAGAGACTTCCAAAAGGTTTTGGCGTTCTTTTCCTTATGCAGTTCGTCACCCACATTCGAGAAGTACGCGGTAAACGTTACCGGGGCGTTATCTCCGTCTGGAACTACCACGGTATGAAACTCTACCGGCTCCGTCAATTTATCCCACAGGGCGGCATACTCAACGGTATCCTGCGTGCGTCCAAACTGTAGCTCATAATTAAAATATACGCCTAACAGTTCCCTTTGTAGCGTGCCGTCCTCTGTGCGCTCTGCGTACTTGTCCAGAAATTCAGCCTTACGGCGAATCGAGACAACGGGAATATCATAGGTTACTGAATCAATGGTGATACTCATACAGCCGCCGCGCCTCCCTTCAAGAGACTGCCACCAACCCGCACGCTTTCCCGGTCTATGTATGGCTTCAATTCACGCACCAGCCCGGCCATAGAACCACTAAAGCCGATCTGTATATCTGCCTGAATCTTGCCCATCTCTTCGCTAATGATCTGCCGAATGAGACCTTCAGGCGCTTCGATGTTCCGCCCGCTTCGTTGGTCTCCCAGGATCGCCATAAATTCAGAGTTAGGCGGAATCACCGCGCCCGTAGCCAGGCGGGGTATCTGTGGTGCGGATATGTATCCGATCTGAGAGCCACCGGGAATGAAGGAGTTGACAACGTTAGCGCCCCGGATAATGGTATTCAAGCCAGTAGCAACGCCGGATAACATTCGATTGATCCCGTCAATAATGCCGTTGATCGCGCTCTTGACAATGCCCTGAATACCACCGAACACGGCGGCGAATTTAGCATACAGGAAGTCAAGCGTAGTATTGAACGCCAGTCGGATACGGTCTCCAAAGTTCGTCACGAACCACGTAACCAGCGCTCCCACAATCAGGCGGATCTGTTCGGCCCAGCCCCCAACGAATAGGGCGATATTGGTAAACGTGCCAGTGATGAAAGTCAGTAGGATATTGAATATTCCGAACACAATATCTACCAAGCCCTGCCAAGCCTTACCCCAATCGCCGGTAAAGATACCCGTTATAAAATCACGGATACCGCCCAAGACCTGTTCCGCGTAGCCCTTGATATTTGACAATGACGTTACGGTATTGTCGTAAATCTGTTTCCAGGTAGATACGGCATTATTCAGCAGGTCAAGAAACAGGTTTCCAGCCCATGAGCCGCGCAACCATGAAACCACCCGCTCTATAACCGTGGTACGGAACCACTCCGCAAACTTACCCCATGCCTCTTGAATGGTGCCAATCGGGTCATTCCAGAATTTCACAAGCAAGTCCTTGAACGCCTGTACTTTTTTCAAGATGTCCTCAGAGACTTGCATGGCCGGGGGTGAGGAGATCCCGCCGCCCGCGCCACCCCCGCCGCCCGCGTCTGAATCTTCCTGCTTTTTCTGCAATACGTTGATCTGGTCGAAAGAAGCCAGCGCCCCCTGTGCGTCCTTCGCCGCCTTTTTAGCCGCGCCCGCGCCGCCCGCCGCTGTCTTGGCAATGCCTCCAACCGTGGTTTTCATACCGAACAAAGCCGCTATGATCTGCGTCACGGTTGTAAACAGGGTCGTAAGCCATTGGATTACCGTAATGATGTACGGAATAAGCGGGGCCAGGGCAGTAGCAATCAGGTTGATAAACGCACCCGAGAGCATACTAAACGAGTCGTTCATGGCTGCGATACTCCCGCCAATGGAGGAGTTCATCAGGTCAAACGAGCCGATAATGTTCTGGGCAATGTTTTGAACGGCATTGATTACAGCGCCACCCAGCAACGCGCCCGCCATTGCCTTGCCAATGCCCTTGACAGACGACAGGATACCGCCAAAGGCCCGCGTGATACCACGCACGCCTTTATTTACGCCGCCTTCGTCTATTTTGGTATCAATAATGATACTGCCATCAGCCGCCATGTTTCATTTGCCTTTCACGTACCAGCCTCATAAAGCGGTCCTCCGCTTCTTTTGCTTCAATGCTCCGGGTGTCAACTTCGGGAATGTCGAAAACGTCACCCATTTCACGCACAGCCGCCCGCTCCTCTTTTGTGGCTTTGCCCGTCTTTATGCGTTTACGAAGGGAAACCAATTGGCAAAAAGTGGTTTCGCTCCCTAAATCCATAAATAGGGCTAGAAACTTCCACCAGTGTATAGACTCTTTTTCAAGGTCTACGCCGTGCGTCTGTTTGAAAGCCGCGTAAATCAGGCGGGCGTCCTTGCTGAATGAATACAGACGCGGGCCGGTCTCTTCCTCACCGCCGCCGCTTTCGCCGCCGTTCAAGAATAAATGCGCCTTGTCAATCGCTCCGCTAATATCGTGAGGCGGGACCGGATACAACGCCGAAAGCATCAGGAGCGTTTTCTCCTGTGGTGTCAGTTCCGAATCCTCAAAGGCGGTTATGACTCTCAGGCACGTTCTAAAATCGGAATTGATCGCGTACTCTTTGCCGTCAACCTCTACAGCTTCCGGCAGGGCGTCAATCAGAAAATTTATTTCAGCACCTTTTTAGACTTTGGCGCGTACTTCGCCAGCTTGTCAGCCCGCGCCGTCTGGAAGTGTTTACCAAATCCATTGACAAATTGCGTATGCACTCCGAACCCGGCTTCAGTCAGCGGCACGAAATCACCGAACACCATAGCCGCCGTACCCTCTCCAAAAAGCATATCGTACTCTTTACAAATGGCCTCGTGCGCTTCTTTTGCAAAGGCTACAATTTCAAGCGCCGTAGTGGGTAGCCCGTTCCCGTCCAGGCTTGTGCGGGTTTCGATGTCAGCCGCCCGCGCTCTCAATTGGCGCATGTGAGAGTCAAGGTTTTCGATAAGCCTGTAATATCGCTCTGCCATCAGCGCCGAATTGGGGTTGAATACGATCTCTCCAACGTTTACGCCGTCCCTCACGATGGGGATACGAACTTCCCCGGTATTGATCTGTAAAGAGTCCATAAGCCTTTAGAGTAAAGGCCCGCCCATTCTCAGAGCGGGCCTTATGGGTTGGTCTAGGTGAACGAGTTAGCCGATACATCATAGACGCCGGTAGTCGGATCGCCTCTGAAGTTGATCGTATAGGTGATTTCGGTAGTCTGCCCACCGGGGCCACCAAACGAATCGATCTGGATGCTACAAGGCTGTTTTTCTGCCGGGTAGTTGTCCGTATTGGTAGGGGTCTCATAGAGATACACTAACAGCAGATTTGTTTCGGCGGCGGTTCCAATCGCACGAGTGCGGCGAAGGTTATCAATAAACTCGAATACTGCCTCACCGTTATTGCATTTCTGCGTAACTGGAACATTCGGGGCGTAACGTTCCACCGTGATGGTAGCGCCGTCCTGGTGTACATAAGTTTCCGTGGTTACTTCCGGATTGTACTGTACCCCGGCCTCCGTCACGCCATCGCCAATGACCTGGTACGAAGCCGCGCCGCTGGGGTTGGTGTCCAGAAACATTTTGAACTGTGACCGTTTGATCTTTGCCATGTCTGTGCCTTTCCTACGGCGCTACCTGTTTGTATACAAGTTTCGCCTGTATTTGGTAAATGCCTGTGCCTGATTCGCCAAACTCCTGCAAGAACCCCCAGCCCAAAGCCTCTACAGCCTCAGGCGTCTTACCCGCGTCCAATGTGGGCAGGGTTTCCGTTTCGGTCTGTGTATCGAACCAATCAGCCAAAGCCTCATAAAATGCGTTGATTGCGGCCCGCTCTGCGTCATCACCATTGGCCTGCATGGATTGAATAGCAAACGGGTATTCACGCTTTGAGGAGCCGTCTATATAGCTTTCCACGATACGCCCGCCTGGTACGGGTACAATGGCGTACTGCGTAGGCTCTTTGCCTAGTACATCAATCAGCAGGGCGGCGGTAGCGTCAAGGCCGTTGTATGTGCCAATGTACGTTTTGATCGCGCTAATCATGCTCATTTAGCACGCCCCATCATTTTTCTGGCGTCTGCAATCAGCCCGCCGCCGTCCGCTTCTTTCCAACGCTCGAACCAAAACCGCCCGCGCAATGGACCGGACTTACTCGCCCCAGGCTTGCGGCCTTTGTAATACTGCCTTGACGAATACGGGGCGATCCATTTCACCGCGCCACTACCTACCTTCGTGCCTAGTATGCCGGTTCGTATCATGGTTCCGGTACGCAACGGTACGTATGGCTCCACCCGGCGCAAGACCTCAGAGTCTACGAACTTTTGCACGGCTTCAAAGCGTTTGTTCCATTTGGCGGCAAAGTTTTTAGCATATTTCAGTTGTGCTTTTACGTTTCCGGTATTTATAACAATACCGTTAGGCGTAAGGATTACATTTGTCATTTACAGCCAACCTCCCAATGCCGGGAACTGATAGAGCCTTGGTCCATTGCGTCTACGGAGGTAATCATTACAACATCGTCGTATCTGGCTTGCAGGTCTGCCACGGTAAAGGATCCGCTTAGGCTTTCCGTCGCTATGCCTCTTACGATAATGTCACCCTCTTGCAGGGTCCATGTTCCTTGACCTGCTATAAAGTTCTTGGGGGTGACATACTGATTACCCACAACGAAGGGAATCAGGACAAGAGCGGTATTGGCCGGTACTTGTTCTTTGCGGCGGCTTATGGCTTTCTGTGACTGCCACACAACCCCGGATAATTCAGACCGTTGGTATTTCTCCTCACGGCTCAGAATGTATCGGTTGTACAGCGTGATTACCGCGTTAGGGATCATCGTACACGCCGCCATACTCGCCAGAGTTGAAACCGGCAAACATCAGGTACGTATTGCCCAGCCAGAACCGGGCCGCGTTCTCAAGTTTCGACTGGTTGCTTTTGGCGCGTGAGGAGTTGTTACCGTAGGAGACGGAATACTGTCCCTGTGACTCGCTAACAACTCCATCAGCGCCGCCCGCCTGTTCCTGCCTGTATAGCTCTTCAGCCACGGCACAAGCCGCCCGCTTGATCTTGTCGGTATTGGTGGTATCGGTAGCCGCCCGCTCGAATGTGACGTTATCAATAAACTGAGAGGCGGCTACCATCAGGCGGGGAAAATCCGCCTCCGCTATGAGGTTGCCAAGATATGCGGTACTGTAAAAGGTGAAATCTGCATACGACATAGCAGAGGCGAATCCTTATTTCTTGCGCTTTGCAGGTCCTTCGGATTCAGCGGCTTGCGGCGCTTCATCCTGCTGTACTTGCGGCGCTTCTTCTTTGACGATCTGATACCCGGCCCGCTTGTAGAAATCTACTTCGTTGTCGGGTACTTCGATCATGATTCCGGGCATTTGCATTTTGACCATGTTCATTACCCTTACGCCGAAGCGATACCTTCAACGAAGTAGATGTAACCGGTCAACTTGCCAGCCGTAAGAGCCTGCGTTGCTACGGTACAGGTGATCTCACGGGCCACGGTTGTTTTGATAGAGGTGGATTCAGGCGTGTTGGCTTTTGGAACAATCGCCTTGCGGCCAATGGTCGAATACGGCGCACCACTTACAGCGGCGGCGGTCTGAATGTCGTTAGCGCTTTCCACGCTAATGGCAATCGTGCCAGCATTGCCACCCGCTGAAGTAAAGGCAGTATTCACGTCAAAGAAGCCGCCCACGACAATGGCGTACTGAGGCAGGGTTACACCCGTGCCTTTCGCGCCAATGCTTTGATTTGCCGCTACGCTGGCGTCAAACGTAAAACGGGCAACCCGCAAATTCCCCAACCCGTTGACAGAGCCAACGGGGGCGAGATCTGCAAAGTTATCGTTTACGTCTTTCAGCCAGCCAGCGATTCCTACTGATTTGAGCGTCATTGTATGCCGCCTTTATTAGCTGTTCTTGACGTGTGCGTAAACGCCCTTGACCTTGTTCTCGTACACGAAAGCATCATGGTAGATGCGATACTGTGCAAGCCAGGCGTCGGCGGTCTGGTTCTCTTCAGGAGAGAACAGCTTGAGCGCCGCATGCTTGGTAGCCTGCAAAACGGCGGTTGGATGCATCAGGATGAAATTCAGATCGCGCCCGGTTGAAGCGGTCTTGGTGAAACCACCGGCAGAGGCAGAGGCGCCCGCGTCCAGGGTGATACCCTTGTAGAAACGCGCCTGAGGCACAGGGACGATACTCACGGCGTCCAGCGATTGCAGGCGGCGGTCCGCTGAGGTTTCGTTAGCCAACGAACGGGTAAGGGACTGCTTCAGGAGGTTGTACAGGGTGGTGGAGATGAACAGGACACGCCCTTCAGCGGGAACTTCATCGGCATCCAGTTGACCCATAGCGGTATCGAAGGCGGCCAGCGTACCGGAGGCGGTAGTCAAGGCGGCCTCAGACGGGGAGGTGATCCCGCTCCATGAGGCGTACTTGCTGAAACGATAGGCGTCAACCTCAGGGGCCACAACAGTACGAATGAACTCGCCCGCCAATGTGCCGAAGGCCATGCCCAGCGTTTCCTCATCGTCCATGCGATCAATCGAGAACGCACGGCCACGGGAGGCGGCAAGGGTGAGGGTTTCCCACGTCCCGGTCACATCCCCAGCGGGGTAGCCGGTAGAACGGGAGTAGGTGCCAAGACCCACAACGGAGGTCTTGAATACCTTGACTTCATTCGCGCCCAAAAAATCAACGGGCTTGGTTTGCCCGTCAAGGCGGGCGGTCAGTGAGGCCGATTTGTAGATCTCATCAAGAATCGGCTGGAACTTGTTTGCAAGGGCAATCGAGTTTGCCATGATAGTTTTCCTTTACTTTACGGGCAATCCAGCGGCGGCGCGTGCGCTGTCCACAATCGGATCGCCTGTTACTCGGGTGTTGGTAGCACCTGCCACGATACGCGGGGCAGGCTGTGCGTCTGCAAACAGGTATTCGTTATCTTTGCGGATCTGTTCAAGCTGCTGCTGAAAGCCGTCCAACGTACCATCTTCTTTCAGTTTCATGGCCGTGGTATCCATCAGCGCCCGTACTGCCTTCGTGTTCTTGGCTTTTGCGCCTGATAACGCCCCATCGAGGGCGTAATCGAACTTCAGGGCGGCTACCTGGGCCGCGGCTTCCTGCTGTGACTTCTCGTACTTGGCCTTATAGTCATCAGCGGCGGCCCGGATCGCTTCCACGTCCATCTTTTTGAAACCTTCAATAGTAGACCCGGCTTCAGCAAGTTGTTTGTTTACCGCGTCAAGGTCCGCCTGCATGGTGGTTAGCTTCGTTTTGTGCGCTTCGATGTCCTTGCCATGCAAGGCCATGATGGAGTCAATGGCTTCGTCTGCGATTCCAAGAGCCTTTAGATCTTCGCGTTTCATACCTGTTTCCTTTTCGCGTCTACCCTTTTGTATGTGGTCGGTTCACATGACGCCCGCCCCTTGTACGTTTGGCGGATAACGAAATAAAAAAAGCGGCTCCCGCAATCCTTTTGAGATTGCGAAAGCCGCTAGATTTCTAGTAGCATGTCCCGCCGTGGCTCATCCACAAGCGGTATAAGTTGTTAGTGAGATTATACTACCGTTTCGCCGTCAAGCGCAAAGAAGAACGGCGTAGTCGGAAAGATGAAAGATGGTATTTGTTACATCCAATCAGGACATAGCCACCAATCATCCATTGTATGAATACCAATGTCGTGATTCGCTGCCCAATTTTCTGCGTCTTTTTTGCTTTCAAATGACCCAAAAAACGCAATTACATTATCAGACGTACAATCCCACGTTTCACCGTTCCAATAAGACGCGCCGGGAAATATACCCTTGTTCGATTTGTCTGAAACAGCGCAAGATACTGAGTACCAGCCAGGCTTAACGGGAATGTTGCCCGGCGTCCATGTTTCACCAAGGGGATTTATAGATAGCTTTACATCCATTGAATTAATTATAATCCCGTTTCGCCGTCAAGTGACGGCTTTTTTACCGTATATCCTGCGTGCCTGTCGCTTGCAATACTGGCACTCCTGCAAATGCCGCCGCATGGCTAGACGCGCCTCCCGTATCGCCTCAGGCCGCCGCGCCCGCTGTTTCTTCATTGCCAGAAAGAACAATTTACCGCACGGCATACCCACTACATCCTTTTCATAATGTCCCACGGAGTTTCGGGACACAAGACGAACGGAAACCCGCCGCGTACAATGGTCGCTCCCAATACATGCGCGTCACGTTTCGCGCTCCGTTGCTGTACGTACTTCAGCCGCATTTCGTCAACACAGTGCCCCGTCTGGATTGCCCAATACTTGCCGGATGGGTCTCGATTGACGGCCCATCTGTGCGAATGGCCCATGATGATATGACAATGATACTGAATAGCCAGATCAACGGCGGCGTTCTTGCCGCTTCCGCGTGGATGCTCCGCTCTAAATGGCCCCTGTTCTGTGTCTATGATGGAGTAATAATACGGGGCAATCTTCCATCGTTTATCGTTATGCCTGTCTAGCTGGTGCAATAGCTCACTAGGGGAAAGAGCCTTATCAATTGCCCTCAGGTATCTATCATCGTGATTGCCCAATGCCACGTAAACATTCTTGAATGAACTAATGGACGCGAATACCTTACGCGCCTCGTCTAGCTCATCAGACAAACCGCCGTCTTGCAATATTCCCCGCGCCTCCAGTAACGCCCGCGCCTTTTCGCGTTCTTTGGTCTTTACCATGTCCATGATTTCAAGGATTGCATCAGCCATACTTTCCTTGTCCTCTGTCCACTCACTGCCCCATTTACTCAGGTTGTCGTAATGCAATAGATCGCCCGCCATGTGTATATCTTGCACGCCCCAGGCGTCCGCAAGGTCAAGAACGCGGTTGATAAATTCGCTGTGTTGGAACGGTGCTTCTACATCCGTCAGTATAACCGCGTCGCCTTCAGACCGTAGCGGCTTATCAATCAATGGCATACGGGACGGCGGTAACTGAGTGCTTTTTATACGCCCGTCTATTTTCGCCCTGCTGATTCGGATTGTTACGCTGTTGTACGTCCTACCTAGTGCTTCCGCTATGTCAGCATACGACATTCCGCTATGGTACATTGATAACGCTTTTTCTGTTTCCTGTTTCGTCCATTCCTTTACCATATAGCCTCTAAGGTGTTACTACCTGTTCCCTTACCCGTTGACGGTCAAGGTCGGTTTGCCTGATAAAGTCTCGCATGATGTTTTGCCATTCCTTGACCTTCGCTGTTTCGGCGGTTGCATCTTGCTTGCCCGCCTCCAATGCGGCGGCCTGTCGTTTCCAGTAACGAATCCGCCTCTCGATTTCGCGTTGTATCTGTGAAGCCTGATATTGATCTATATCCTTGCCCTGATACTTGACCTTTTGACGATTCAGGCGCTTTACTTCCGCCCGCGTATAGGCGGCCTCGGACACGCCCTCAAAGTAGGGATAGAATGTGTGCCTGCAATTCCAGCCACCCAGCCCCGCGCCTGTTCCGTAGCCCGTGGCCTTTACAAAATCCGGGTACTTTGGATGTTTGCCCGATCTGCTATATATTTTTCCCTGCCATGAGGCATGATTAGCGGGACCGGGCGGGCCTTCGTTACGCGCCCCCGCGTGCGCTGATACCTGTACCAGATCCGCGCCCATTTCATCGGCCCGCGTGTCTGTTAGTTGGTTCGTGGTTTGGGCTACGCCAGTTAGTACCGTGCGTCTCATAGCTACGTCCAGCTTATCTTTATGCCCGGTTGCGAAGTCTATAACATCCAACCCCGCCGCCGCCGTGCGTTTGATCGCCGCTTTGATTGCTTGATCGTACGACATTGCGCCCGTAGAGACCTGCATATAGGCTAAATCAGCCGCCTTGATAAATGCGCTTTGTGACGTTATGGCCGTTGTTTTGGTGAGGTTCGTCACTACCCCGCCCGTCTTTTCTATTCCGGCCTTTAGTACGTCCAGCATGGCCGGGGATAGGTTCAATGGTTTTGGGTCTAGGCCCGCTTCGGTGTAAATGGAATCATCGAACTTGACGGCCTGTACTCCCGCGCCTTCTAACACCTGCCTGATTTTCTCTTCAGTGGTGTGATTCAGGCGGGCTAGTTTCTTTACAACGTCCTCATACAGTGACCCGGCCTCCGTCACGCGCTGGGCCTGCCACGCGGCGGATGTGAAATCAAGGTTACGCAACCGCCGCGCAATGTCCTCGAGAACGGACGTTTCAAAGTCCGCAAACAATCGCGTTATGGGGTCTGCAAGTGTGTCGAAATCGTCCGCTGTTAGCATAGCAGTTTATATTTACACAATGGCCGCGTTAGTGTTGCCAGGCAATACCTCAGGCGGGAAAAATCCGCCCGTGCGCTCTTCGTCCAGGTACGCCAGCATTTTGCGGGCCGTCTCTTCGTCCTCTCCATAGTTCCGCATACGAAACTCAACCTTTGACATTACGTTACCCAATACCTGCATATCCTGATTGAATTGCGTATCGTGATCCGCTACAATGGAATCATCCCACCAGTAAACGGTATTATAGACACCGGACGGGGCAAGGTCGTACAGCGTCGCGTATACGTCCATAGCGTACAGCAGACCGTCCAACGCGCCCTCTAGCGCCTTTTGCGTGTCTGTGATCGTGGCGTAGGTGCGTTGTTTGCCCATCTTGATTTCTGTAGCTGTCAGGGCTACGGTTTCCGGGTTGCTGATCGTCCCGTTACTCATGCCACAAGCGAACTCGATACGCTTTAGAATCGCGTCCAGACCTGCAAGGATGTTTGCCTCCCTGAGTGTGGGGGTCCAATCCTCAAAGAGTCCCGGTTGGTCAATCTTGCCGTTCAAGTCAAGCGTTCTATACAGTTTCTTGTTAGGCAGTACGGGCTTGTTGCTGGCGTCCTTGCCAAATGCCAGCGTGTCAGTGTATAGCGCCCGTTCTCCCGATTCAAACTCCCACAAAAACCGCGTCCATTGCCTGTCTGCCTGTTCTATCAGGTCAACCGCCCGCGCATACATCGAAACACCCAACGGGGAGGTTGTATCAATGTGGTTGGCAAATGGCATTTTGAAGTAGCTAAATAGCGGGCGTTCTACGTTTTGGATAACAACGCTTTCGGCAAGGTCTGCCCAATCAGGGACAGACTCAAGCGATACCCGCGTACCCAGCACATCCCGCGAAGTGGAACGCCAGGCTGAGTTATTGATCGCGTATCCTTCCGGGGTCATGGCGTGATACTCCAGGCGGGTGTAATAGTTGCCACCGGCCTGCCGTTGGTCTGCAAACACGCACGCGGTAATATTCCCGTTAGCGTCAAAAGCTACGGGGTAGAATTGATCCACCTGTACAGCGTCTACAATTACCCGCCCGTCTCGCACATACGGCTTGAACATTAGGCCGCCCTTTGCGACCCCGTACTCTGCCAAGATTCGCAGTGAAGACAGAACGGGGCCGATCTGTTCCGCCAAATAATCAGCCCGCTTCGAGCCAGTTATTTGCAGGTCCATTTCAAGCGTTACGGTACGCGCTAACTCACTCGCCAGAGTAGCCGCAAGGTTCATACTCTTTATGTCGTTTATCACCCAGGGGGCTTGATTTTGGTACATCAGCGTCCATTTATTCAACGCTTCCACCATTGCGGCGTTCATCGCCACATCAACCCGTAACGCCGTCTTGACGTTTGATGTATTCAGCATCTTTGACCAAACCTCTCTAATCCATGCCAGGATTTTTTGAAACATTGCTTACTCTCCTGCCACTACAAACCCGTAAGCCTCACAGTCGCCCAATTCAGCCACGGTAAACTTGACTTCGATCCGGTACACATGGGCGTCTGTCAGATTGCGAAGTTTGGAAAGCGTAATCACGTTACCCACTACAGAGGGCGTATTCGTTGGCATGACCGTGGTAGTTACGTCCGTCCAGTCTGCTTTATTAGCCTTGTCTGTAACGTCGAACACTTTTACGGATACGTTTGTAGGACTTGTACCCCAGGGGGATGTATCCAAAAAGTAGGCTATTGCCTCGTCCTCTCCCTGTGTTTTGATCTCTCGAAACATGCGTTTTGTTGTCATTGTTCCAACTCCTCTAAATACATCGCGCCCGATCTGTTCTGTAGCTCTGTAGCCCCGTCACGTTCCGCCAATGCGAACCCGTCACGCTGGGGTAACGTATATTCCGCGCCGCGTTCGTCCAGTACAAGGCCCGCGTTACGCGCATAGAGCAATAGCTCCCTAAGTATCGCGCCCGTTCCTATCGACACATCAAACAGGCTATTCGTTTCCGTGAGGATGCCCGCGCCCAAACGCTTGACCCGTAGTGCTATCAAGAGACTGTCGGCCTCAGAGATAAGCCCCAACGCCTTGACCTTCGCCTTGCCCAGCGTAAAAACGCTGTCATTCTCTACCAGCAGGCCCGCGCCCTTACGCTTGACTCGCAAGAACGGTAAAGGGCTGTCCGTTTCTGTTTGGATACCAATACCGGCCCGCTTTATTCTTGTCGCTTGTAACAGGCTGTCCGTTTCCGTTGGCAGGCCCGTTGCTTTGGTCTTGCGCCGCGTAAAAGTAAAAAGGCTGTCCGCTTCGGACAAAATACCGATAATCTGAGTAATGCCACCAACGCGCCGCGATACCGCAAACAGGGTATCGGTCTCAGATAGCAGCCCGGTTGCCTTGCTCTTTTTTGCCGTGGCAGTAAACAGGCTATCGGTTTCCGTCAATATCCCAAGCGTCTTTACTTTTCTACGTGCCAGGGCTAAAAGGCTATCGGTTTCAGTCTGAAGCCCAGCGGCCCGCGCTTTGCTTCTATTGGCCGCCAGCAGGCTATCGGTTTCCGTCTGTAAACCGCCCGCCTTTATCTTTCTCCTGCCAGCCGCTAATAAGCTATCGGTTTCAGTCTGGAGGCCAATCGCCGCGCTTTGCCCGCCTGCTGGTGGTACATAACTTACCTCAAAAATAAGACTCGTCCACCAAGGCGCCGGGCTGGTGTCAGTACTGTTACCAATACGCATTTTGAGACCGTCTACAGCGGTCTTTGTCCAGCCACCGCCCGGCGCGGTAATCATGGCGGTTTTATAGAACTCTGTTGACTCGGACATGTCCACAGGCGCGGCAGCGGTTCCAAAGATTGCCGTTGAACTTGTAAAGTTGTCGTGGCTTGCGTAGGTTGAACCGTTGTTAGCCGTAGCCGACGCAGAGAGATAGGCCAGATACCCCATTACGCCATTGATAGACGTGGGGGTTTCCGCTAAATTGGCGAATTGGATCTCTGCGTAGTTGCCGGAACCGTTCGCGCTTTGCTGTACCCGGTCTGTGGTCCCGCCCGCGTTTAGCGGTATATCGTCCAGTAATGACCATGCCGCCGTAACGCCAATATCCACCCCGCTTGCATCTTCCATGACGTTGGTCCCGGCGTTATGCGTGCCGTCCGCATTGGGCGAAAGCCCTGCGATCTTGCCCGCGCCCAATGGATAATCGCCGCTGGTAGCTGATACATCGAAGTCATCGTAATAGACTGTATAGCTTACGGTGTGATCCGTGCGGTTCGTGCCGATCATTGAGTTTGTTTGGCTGGTGGCTGTTGTAGCAACGGACGATTGAGTAACCGCCCGCCCGTCAACCTGCGAATCCACCACCATATTGCCGCCGCTGATCGTGCTACGAAAATCAACCCGATACCATACGCCTGTGGTTATTGTTACGCTGTCTTCATTCCGTACCGCTGTTCCAACCCTGTGGCCCAGTTTCCCGGTAGTTGGGTTATAGCAG